AACCTAATTTAGTAAGTTGTAAAAGTTTAACGCCTTTACGCAATTGCCCGAAATATCCGCCTGTAACACTATTTAAAGCGCCTGTATATTTACGGCCTTGTATTAATTCTTTATTGATAAATGATTGTTGCTTCTGGAAACTTATATCAGCTTTAGATTCTTGTTTCTGTAGGTTTAAATCCTTTAGGGCTATGCGTTGTTCTTTTAATGAATCAGTAACTAGGTTTATTTCATCATTAATTTTCTTCTGTGCAGCTATCGCGGTCTTCGGTGTTTCAGCCTGTAATCTTTTTAGCCTCAATAGTTCCTCTTCTAGCTCAATAGTGATTCTCTTTTGCTCTAAAATGGTATCAGTTAATTGTTTAAAAGAATCTTCGGCTTGGCGTAAATCACCCCTAATCGTTATTACTCTTTCTTCTGCCATTTGTTATGTTTTTTATTTGTTTAATTCCGTCTAATAGTGTTATCGCTAATTTATATTTACCTTTTGCTATTTTTATGTTTTCAGTTTCGTTTGTTGCAAACTTCAAACCATCTAAAATTGTTTTTATCATAACTTGGTTATTAATTCTAAATCTGTTTTATTATTTAATAAATTAATTTTAATACTATTAATTCTATATTCTTTATTGTTTATAATAATAATATCATTTAGTTTGTAATTTAAAACAATACGCATAGGTAAATATGCGGTTACCTTTATTATCCTAGATTTTAATTTAAAAATATTTGTTATATAATTATAGTAATAGTTTTGGAATAACGTTCCTGAAAAAGTTGTAACAGGCCTATCGTATTCATTCAACATTGTTCCAAAATTTATATTATCTTCTCCGCTGGCGTTGTCTAAATACCTACTGTTGCTAGGAACATTATAATTGGATATTGCTTTATGACTAGAAGCCGTATCTCGATATTGTATATCTGTTCCACTGTTGCGTATTGGATAAAATAAAAGCGGTTTACCTTTATAACTGTTTTGATTTTCATTAACACTCCAACCCCATTGTATCGATGTTAAAGCACCAGAATCTAAATCTATTAACCTTTCATATTTAAAATGCGCGAATGGTAGCTTTACATTATATATAGCGCCGTCTACCCTAAGGCTTTCACTATCTTCATTCCATTGTTCTGTTCCCCAACTTTGATTAAATAATTGTTCGTGATTAACCGCGAAGAAGCTTTTTAAATCATCATATTCGAATTTAACTTCTTTAAAAGGTAACGCTACATCAACCTGTGATTGTGTTACATCTATATATTCGCTGATATCATAGGTGTTAACAGTTGATAAATTAAAATAACTTTCAGAACTATCATTATCTAAGGTTCTAACCTCTATATCGCCATCACCGTTTTTAAAAGCTATCAAATTAAACATCTTAAATAACCCAGTTATAAAATCAATAACTTTCATTTCTGGCATTTGGTCTGCAATATCAAATGTAGATACATCAGGAGTTGTTATGTTACCTGATGATATAACGTTAGTATAATTAGTACTACCACCAAAATCATCAAATATAAGGCCCCGTAATGTTATACTAATATTAGATATAATTACCGAAGCGTCAGCACTAATAACCGCGTGCCAAGTTCCAGCCAGTGTATCAATATCTCCAAACTCTGTTGTGCCTAGCGTATAAGCGCCTTGCGAGGCCGTTCTAGATGTACTATATACTAAGTTGTTGTTTCTATAAAATTCTATTGTATAAGCCGTTGTAGAATCTGCAATACTAACACTAAAGCTCGTTCCAAAATCAGCAAAATCAGATGTTATACCGTATGTGCTTCCTAGGCCTGCACCCCCTTGTTCTATATTACCGCCTGACCAACTATTGATTGTAAACTGGAAACTACTAGCGCTGGTGCTTGTGCTTACCTCACCTGACTTTCTGTTAAGCCACATATACAAATTGTAATAATTGTAATTAGTTGTGTTAAAAAAATCAGTTGTAAAATTTATTTCGCTATAAGTGTTTTCAATAGCCTCTATAATGCTATGAACCCTGAGGGCGAATTTTAAATCCGTATAGCTTACACCGTGATTATGTGTACCCCCACCACTATCAACCCATAAATTACCATCACCTGTGATATGCGTACCATCTTCATAATATAATTGTAAGGTATGTGATATTAAAGGAACTATCAAACTATTTTTTGCAGTGTCTGGTTGTAGTTGTAGTTTTTGTTCAACAGAATCGTTTTCCCATATCGGCGATAATAAAACTTCATAGCCCTCGCCACTAATAAAAATATCACTGTTGATTGTTAATTGTGTATTACTATCCACGGATGTTATCGTTGCGTATGTGCCATCTGTTGTATTGTGAACTCTATCACCTTCAGAAGCCGTTGTGTTAAACGAGGCCCCACTATCTATGAGTTTATCAGCAGTAGTTGATGTGGTTGTGCCTGAAGCTTTAACCTCAACAAATTGTAAGTTATTTAATTTATCTTCCCCTACTATATCTTTTAAATCAACTGTTTTACCATAAAAAACAATCTTGTAAGAATGTGGCTTGTTATCTTTTAACGTTACACTGTTTAGCTTTATTTTACCATCTTTATAGTCAACGCCATTTAATTTAATTAGCGCGTCAACCCTAGCTCTAGCGTCAAAGCCGTTATCTATATCATAGTTATAAAAGTGCTTAAATATTTTATTATTTGTTTTGCTGGCTGGTAAACTAAATTGCTGGCTAAAGGTTGTAAAGACCTTACTAATATCTTTTATATTTTTAATTGTATCGGTTATGGTTACAGATTCATCTTTAAATAAATCAACCCTTGTATCGCTAATATATAATTCTATAATTTGCATTAACGTATGTTATTTATTTTTTGGAAAGCAAATTTAACATTAACAGAATAATCGATAAGTTTGTCGTTGAGGCTAGTTTTAAATGCTAAGCTACTATCGGTAACAGTAACAGGTAATGTCTTATCTTCATATTCTATCCACACCGCCTCGCTCAATAGCATTTGTTTAAATACTTCGTTATACTCTTCTGGATAATAACCACTATTAAGCGTCAGTTCTTGTTCGCCATTTTTAGTCATTATAGAGCGCTGATGTTTATAGGTGTCGTATGAGCCGTCAACTACAATATTTCTTTTAAATGTTTCTTCTTTAGTTGATATACTTAGATTGTTAGTTTTAAACATCCATAAATCCTGATAGGCCCCGTACTTATTTATAAAGGTTAATTTTAAAGGGGTGTATTTACATTCCTCAATGTTTTTAACTTTTATAACGCTTACGCCGTCTGTCGCATCTACATAAACCGTATCGACTGGATATACGCCTGTGGATTTCATAAACTGTGATAAACAAAAACTATCTTCAAAGGTTCCGCTATCTAACAATACTCTGTCCTTGTAGCTATCAACACCGCTTGTTTCGTTGCTTAAATACATAACGTGGTCCTGAACCCTGTATGTTCCTGATGGCGTGAAACTAAATATTTGTTCGCCCCCGCTATAAAATGTTACAGAGTTGGTTGATGTTGGGTCAACAGCCACTCTTAGCGGACTGTCGTCTGGCTTAACAATATAGGTTCCATCATATAAATATCCTTTCAATAGTTGTGGGTTAACACCATCCTCAAAATATCCATACCCATAATAAGCCCTTACACCCAGTGTTACAGTAGGTGTTTGAGCCACCCCTAAAACATACTCTGTTATTCTATAATCTACATATCTAGTTGTTGATTGGTCTAATGGTGTGGATAATTCATAATAATCGCCATCGAACTCTGCTGGTATATAATCCTTTATAAGTTCTGATATTTCAAAAGAAACCTTTGCGTTGACTGCCGTCGCCGTTAATGTGTATATAGGTGTTGTTGTGAAAGATGTGTTGACAAATCCATCATATACATCTATTTCTAATTTTGCGCTTGTTAAGTTAGTAGCCGATACATTTATAAAGTACGGGCTGATTACGTTTATTTTAGCCATTTAAATTTATTTTCTGGTTTTTTAAATCATTATATATTTGCCCCTCTAAATCTAGCGCATATGCTTTTAAAATATCATCAGGTAAATACTTCATAACCTGATTAACTGCTTTAGTCATAAACATTGTAGGGGCTATACCCTTGTTCCATATACTTCTTATTATTCTCCTTGCTATTTGGTTATGACTAATAAATCTTCCCGTCTTTTCATCACGCCATCTTCTAAGGCCTTTACGTTTAACCCATTTTTCAATACTGTTAGTCAGACCACCTTTAGCACCACTACCTGTTCCAAACCTGTATGGACTGTTCGGGGCTTTAGAACTTGTTACACCTTGTACTCCCTGGTCAACGAACTTAGCGTAATCCTCAGCTAATATGCTCAGCTCAAAAGTTGGTACAACCGTAGGGCTGACTTGTTGTTTTATACTGTTTAATAAATTACCGCTAGAAACCTTACCCTCTTGTTTTAAATTAGCTTTACTTTGATTAACTAAAAACTTCGCGTATCCGTTTAGGGCTGCTCTTAATTCTTTGGGGTCTTTTAACATATTGTTATATCGTTATGTATTAATACATCAAAACTACTGGCCCAGCCTGCCAATCTATTTTCAAACCTTTCATAAAATGGTTCACAAGTTGCTAATCCATCAAGCTGGTATAAATCGGTGTGTAGTGTTCCACCCCTTAAAATTGCTATTACTTTGTTTACTACCGCTAATTGTGTATTCAAAATATCTTGTTCGTTATTGTTGCCTACAAATTTATCAGTTACCTCATCTTTGCTTTCATCAACAATATCCATTGTTAATATGGTTATATTAAATCTAAGCACTTGGTCTTCCTGTGTAACCTGATTAATTATTATATGCGCTAGCGGGAATATAGTTTGTTTATTTAAGTCAACCTCTGTTATATCACCAGTGGTAACAGTGTTACAATTCTCATCTGCTAATAATTGAGCTTCTATTTTAGATAACACTAAATAAAATCCTCTTATACCTGTTTGGCTCATTTAAAACTTTTTTTAATTAATTTATTTTCTAGTTCTTGTTTTTCTTTTTCAAATGTTAAATAATATAAACATTGATGTATATTTAATTTAGTGATATTTTCAAACCTTGTAATGTCTCCTTGAGCGAGTGCATAAATGGAGTTATACCACCCATATTTTCTAGTAAAATTTGTTCCTCCATCAAGTTGCTCTGGTCTAGCCTCTGAATATAATCCATCATAACTTTGCATAAGTCTATCCCTAAATTGTAAAAAAAAACCAGCGCTCCGAAAACCACTCCTAAAGGCATATCGTTCATCCTGTCATAATCGCCAGCCTCGTAATCTTCTATAACGTATTTATCTTTATTTTTTAAAACGACTGGCCTGTATAAAACTGCCATTGCTTTTTCTATTTCTTGCCAATTGCCTATGTATGTATCTAAGTCAACATACTCACCAAATGTCATATCATCTAAGTTTGGGATAAAACCGTATTCAACCCCGTGCATTTTAAACCTATTTATTAAAGCTGGCTTACTGTCTAACATATTAAATATTTCAGCAGTGATAGCTGATATGTCAGTGGCCCTCATTCTTCTTACGCTAACTAAAGGTATATGACAGAAGATTCTAATTGTTTCCATTTGTAGCTCAACTTCTGGTAATTCACCCAAAGAAACAAACTCTTTGTATTGGCCTAATGTTATATCGTTTAAACTGGTTGGTACTGAAATTGTTGTTTTCATATTAATATATAAACTTTTTTAAAATATTTTTGACGCTAATTTAAAGCATACCTACCAAAGTTTGGTCGGCTTAATATACTATAAGTTGCGTATCTAACCGCGTCAATTATGTGGTTGTTCTTATCTTCTGGCGTATTTATTAATTTACCAGTTTTATCTTCTTTCCATTTATAGTTCCTAAACTCCTGTATAGCGTTGTTGCTTTCTTTTGTTATATATATCTTGTAGCGCTTTAATAAATCTATACCAGCGTTAACACTATCACGACCCTTTAAACTCGGCCTAATGTTCCAACACATACGCCTCAACTCATCTATTAATCTTGGCTCGCTACTATCCATATATATTTGCTTTCTAGCCACATCAACATCTCTAAATACTTTATGGATGTCTTGCGTTGTCATTTGCGTTCTATATAAATGTTCTTTAATATAAAGGTTAAAATCTTTTTTATAAACGCTTACAAGCGTTGAGGGGTCGTTTGTGTAACCTGCATCGGCGCCATACGCAATAAACTCAGCCTCATCTGGTATATTATTTATTTCATAATATTTAAATATAGTTGCTCGGCTTACACCTTTTAACCCTAAACCATATATTTGCCAATATTGCTCATCTGTTTCTTTTAAACGTTCTATTTCTTGTTTTATGCTGGTTTCTAAAAAAGGGTTATCTAAATAGGTTGTTCTATAAAAATCACAATCCTCACGGGTAATTACTTTGTCATATATCCAGTGGTATTCATCACTAGGGTTGTAATCTATTATAATACGCTCATCTGTTCTAAACACTAATTGTTGCCAATCTTCCCAGTGCAACTCGTTAGCCTCGTTAATAAATAAAAGGTTTCTTTTACGCCCCCTAACTTTCTGTGGCATATCTAAACTAATGAACTCAACTAAGTTGCCATACAATCTGTATTCGCTATTAGATTTATTATGGTTTTCTTCTTGGTATATATTTAGGTTTCTTAGTATGTCAAAGAAATCACGCATAACAGAAGCGCGCAAACTGGGGAAAGCCTTACGGCATATTGTGATGGTTTTGTTTTTATTTCTGGCCGTGTAGTGTAATATTATCCATAATAATATATTATACG